GCAGGGAGTTTGGTGCTGTGGAAGAGGATGATTCTGGTCCCTTGGAAGCACCTACAGGTGGATTCAATATCGCTCCATTACTACAGCAACAGTCTATGACATCACCTCCGGCTGTCGCGCCTAGCACCACGGCTCCTGTTGCAAGAGTCCCTGGCCAGTTTAATGTAGGCACTAAAAATGTATCGCCGCTTTTGGTTCCTGATCCTGCAACCAGAGCAACCTTTGGGATAGAGTAATGGACGTAAACAAACTCAAAAAAGAACTTGCCCTTGATGAGGGCGTTAAGCACGAGATCTATCTTGATCATCTAGCCTACCCCACGTTTGGTATAGGGCATCTAATTAAGAAGGATGATCCTGAATATGGCAGTCCTGTCAAAACTCCTGTGTCAGAAGAACGTGTTGACGAGTGCTTCAAAGAGGACATCAAAGTCACGCTTGCTGACTGCCTGACGTTGTATGATGACTTCTATGAGCTTCCAGAAGAAGCCCAGCTAATCATAGCCAACATGATGTTCAACATGGGTCTTCCTCGAATGAAGAAGTTTCGCGGGATGAAGCGCGGGGTTGATGCAAGAGACTGGAATAAAGCAGCCGATGAGATGGTAGATTCGGCTTGGTATTCGCAGGTAGGTAAACGCAGCGAGAGATTAGTTAACCGTATGAGGGCATTAGCTGATAGCTCTAAGAATGCTTAGTGAATTAGACACAGGCAAGATCGGCGAATATATCTGCGCTCTGCGTATGCTTAAATCTGGCATCTCGTGTCAGATCGCCAATTTCGAGGCTTTGGATATCATCGCTTACCATGAAAATAGGTTGATCCGCATTCAAGTCAAGTCCAGCACCCTAAAAAAGAATGGATCTGCACCACGAAACGGATATCAATTTAACCTTGGTGTTGGCGGGAAACAAAAGAGGGTGATGACCAGCGCAGATTGTGATGTCATAGCACTGGTCGCCATCGAACAAGAGCAAGTAATCTTTTACCCGCAAGATAGACTTCCGCAAAAAACAAAACGCCTATCACCGAAACGATTTGACAATGATGGTGTCTGCCTTAGTTCTTGGAACAAGACTATGTCTCATCTGTTTGACTAGGATCCCAACCCTCTGGGGCTGGGTGATACACGAGATGAAACGCTCCGCATTCTGGGCAACTCAAGTTCGACACGATAAAGTATGCGTCATCGTCATCGATGTCATGGTCGCCGCCCCAGATTACTTCGTGATTACAAAGAAAACAGTTAGCCATTATCCTACTTCTCCCCAGTTGTTGCCTAGTTCCTGATCCACCTTGCTCGGCACTTTGAGTGGCGTGCTGGTTTCCATGATCTCCGTGATTCTCGATGCTTGCTCCTTGGACTCTACATTGAAGCAGAGTTCGTCATGAACCGTGAGCAATGGCACAAGACCCTCTTTGTAGCACTCAACCATCGCGGTCTTCGTTTGGTCGGCTGCCGAACCTTGGATCAATCGGTTTAACGCCTTGTAGGTAAAGGCGCGGCGGATGTTCATGCCGTACTCTTTCTCCGCATCTTCACGCTTCATAGGCTTGTTGTAACCAAATGTCCTTGGCTCCCACATATCAAACCGACACTGCCGCCCTGACATAGTCCTGATCTTGCCGTGCTTGCTAGCCTGGTTTGACACCAGATCAGCCAACCCTTTAACAAAAGGAACTTTGGTGTGGTATTGCCCCAACAATTCGGTGGCTTCGTCTGTGCTGATGTTCATCGTGTTGGCTAGTTTAGCTTTGCCCATGCCATACATGATGCCCAGATTCACGGTCTTGGCCTGCTTGCGACTGATCCCAGCCATGTCTGCCACCATCTGGTGGAAATCCGCATCGCCTTTGTGATACTGCTCAACCAGTTCGTCAACCAACGGATGCCGCATGTTGTCGTTGAGGCTGGCGCAATAGTGCACCAAGAGCCTTGGCTCCTGACTCGAATAGTCAAAACTACCCCACTTGCAATCCTCGTCTGGGATGAACAACCCACGGATTAACGACTTAATCTCTGGATCTCGTGCAGGGAGCTGTTGCAAATTAGGATTACTGGAACTAAACCGTCCTGTTACCGTGCCGCCATCGTCCGAACGGAGCTGATGAAATTCGCAGTGAATGCGGCCCTTGTGGGAAAACTTTAGGATGTTATCCACAAACGTATTGCTTGCCTTATCTAGTTCACGCAAGCGCAGGATCTTTGCCGCAACAGGGTGCGGTGAGGCTTGTAGAAAGGCTTTTGTAAAAGACGGCTGACCGTTACCTTCTGTTCTGTTATAATGAAGATTATAATAGTCAAATACTTTAGCCACAGATGTTGACACCCAAGGCTCTACCTGAAAGCCTGTCTCGTGCTTGATATCTGCCACAAGATCTTTCTTTGCTGCGATCAACGCTGTTTTTGCCTGCTCGGCACCGTCTATGTTAACCTTGACTCCCGCCTCTCGCATATCAAGCATAAGAGGAATTAGGTTCGTTTCCATCTCAAACACTGTCATAAGGCTTTGCGCCTGTAGCTCCACCTTAAATCTGTTCCACAGCTTCAATGTGAGTTCGGCATCTTTCTCGGCATATGCCCCCACAAACCGTGAGTTGAGCCGCCACATCTCTGCCTTCGGATCAAAGCCGTGGTCAAGAGCCGCCGCTCTTAGAGTCTTCTCGTCCTTGCGTTCGTTTAGGTAGTCTCGCGCCAAGTTGTTAAGGCTATAGCTGAAGCGGTTCTCGTCAATAAGCGGAGCCGCTACCATGGTGTCGATTATCGTCCCTTGAATCTTGACTCCTGCCCATCGCAGCCAGCCAGCGTCATAGGTGGCATTGTGCATAATCTTAGGGATTTTAGGCGTAGCCAACTGATCTTTGAGCCATGTCATCACCTTCTTCAAAGGGATGTTGCCGCCGCCCTCGTGAGCAATAGGGTAATACCCAACAAAATCCCCAGCCGCGATAGCGATACCGACAATAAACCCATCGCTCCTAGCCCAGCCTGGGCCTAATGTCATGAGGTTTGGATCATTGGTTTCCAAGTCAATAGCGATATATTCGCTTCTGGTTAAGTCAGGGAAGACCTCTGGTGGTAACCAGTCCTGCTCTATCGTATCTAGATCCATACGATTAAGAAAACTTAATTGGCTTTTTTCCTTCTTACTCGCCATTCTTTTCCCCTCCTAATGCCGCATACCCACAAAGATCAATCCAACTGTCCGCATGATCGGTCTTCATTAAACGTGCCGCCTTAACCATGATCATACACAAAACAAACTGTTGCTCAGTGATTTCTGTGCCAAGAATAACAGACCAGAGTTTGGCAATGTCTTGAAAGTTCTTGTGAGCATCCCCATAATCTTTGTGCCTGTCGCCGTTAACTAAACCTTTGGCTGTGTCTAATATCTCTTCACGCTTCATGCTTATCTCCGCGTAAGTACCGTTCATGCTCCATGCCATTGTCAAAACCTTTTTGATACGCTTGGTTCAGCGCAGATGTCATCTCAGGTCCAATCGAAAGGTTAAAACTTGTTGTGACCCTTTCACGAAAGCCCTCAATTATTTCCTCTACAAATTCATGTTTTGTCATATTTCATACCTATATTTACATTCTGGATCTACGATATGCAGATTGTGTTTCGTTCTCGTGATGCCTGTATAAAACACACGGTGCTCATCATCTTGTTCAGGGTTCTTGACCGCCGGATAACACGACTCCGTGAACAGCATGATATTGTCATCCTCCCCACCTTTCATGCGGTGGATAGTAGATAGGCTGATCCTTGCTTCCATGTTGCCCCTCCGCTTGATCGCCGCCAGATAGGTGCGTTCTTCTGGGGACATGTTCACGATGTCCTCGGAACTGGTAGACTTTTGCGACAACATACCATGATCACGAACCAGATCCTCATACTTATATATCGCTTGAGGATCCACAGCATCGAGAGACTTGACCGAACCTCGTTGAACCACGGCTCTTGAACCTTGCTTCGGCACTTGCTTGTACAGTTCCCGAACATCTTCGAGGCTCACGCCCTCTTCCTTTTGTAACCGATCCCAGATCTTCATCGCCTTGAGCAGTTCCTCGTTGAAACTGAGGCGATCATACATCCGAAACAACTGACCATCGTTGCGCAGTTGAGTGGCTACTTTGGCTATTATATTGTTGGTTCTCCCCATGATTGTCCACGAACCTTGATCCGTGTCCACATCGTGCCAACTCGAATACCACTGGATATCCCCCTCACGATCCATTGGATTCCAGTCCTTGGGCTGGCGATACCCGATCCTCTGAACCACACTGTTGGCTAGATCGAACACCTTCTTCGGCACGCGATAACTTTGATCCAAGATCTTTTTGTTGTCGCAAGCATTCATGAAGTTGCTGACTTCTACGCCATTCCAACGGTGGATACATTGATCGTCATCCCCCGCATAGTAGATACGATCAGCGTGTTGCTTGAGCACATTAACTTGATGCCACTGCAAAGGCGTTAGATCCTGTGCTTCATCGACAATAAGAACATCAAGCGTGGGTGCCGTGCCTTGCCTCACGAACTCCTGCACCATATCGGTGTAGTCGTGCTTCATGGCATCCTTTTTATACAAGTTGTATGCCTTTGCAATATGCTCGACATTCTCCCAGTACAGACTGTAGTCGGCGCGATCATTGAACTCTTCTTCGAGTGAGATGCAGCGCATGGCAGATCTGGCTATGATTTCCAGATACTTGTTGCCCTCCTTGTTGGACATCGGAACCAGTCCGTCTTCCATTGCTCTCGCCGTGTTGCCATCAAAGACCATGCCCAGATCCCTACCAAGCATATTGAAATCGTAAGCATTCATCAGGTCTTCATGGTTGTAGCCAAGCCAGCGGTGGCCAATAGAATGTAGTGTCCTGAACCACGGAACATCCTTCTCCGTCAGTCCAAGATCGGAACCAGCCCGAGCCCGAGCCTCTTCGATAGACTTCTTAGAGAAGGACACAAAGCCGATACGGTCAGGGGGCGTGCCTCTTGACAGTTCTTCTTTTATCAAGTTGATCAGGGTGTGGGTCTTGCCACATCCTGGTGGTCCGAAGATCAGCGTTTCATTCGTCATCGACTTTGCCTCTAGGTCGATTAGCCAACCACTCTTCAACTTCTGACCGCAGCCACCTCGTTGTGCTGTTCTTGTCCGTATGCGGACCCAACACAACTGGCTTTGGGAAGTGGCCTTCTTTCACCCAGATATATATGGCAGATCGAGAAACACCCAACCATTCCGTCAGGTCCCCGACCTTCAGGTATTGCTCGTTAGAAAGGGATGTCATCCATGTTCTCCTTGTTGCTTGGTAGTTTGATTTCTGTGTCTTCGAACTCAGGCACCCACCATACTCGAATATTGTGCCATTTGCCCGACTCATCTTTCAGTTTGTAGTATCCATTGCATTCGCCGCCATTGTTCAAACGCTTCAGTCGTTCTTGCAACTGAGGTCTGTTGAACGCTTGGAAGCCTCGTGTCCGCAGGAACTCCTGCAAACCTTTCATCGTGAAGTAAACAAGATCGTTCTCTGTCCACGGCTTGCCTAACTTCAACTCCTCTGGTGACCGCGCCCTGATCCGGCTGGTGCAATAGAACTCTAGCAGTTCCTCGAACTGACCTGTCATTGTCAGTTCTGGTGACACTTCGATGTTTGTTGCGGTCATCATCAGGTTGTTCACCAACACCTGCCAGTCCCCTGGTTTCATAGTAGGGGGCATGAAACTAATCTGATCCATGCAGGCTCGTTGGAAAAGCGTTGGCATCTGCAACTGCTCGGTTGAGAGTTCGAGTCGCTGTCCGTTGACATCGAGGAAGTAAAGTCTGGGCTCTGATTGCAGGATGGTCAGGCCGCCCATCGATGGCATGGCGGATGATTTACCTACGCCGTGCTCCATGGTGATGCACTGATCTCTGTTGCAATAACTAGCCATCGGTTCGTCCTTGCACTTGTAGCCATACTTATCTTTTTCTACCTGCTTCTGAAGACGGACAATGTCATTGGCTGGAAGCGGCGGCTTACAGATCTTGCCGTTCCATTCTTCCATCTTCTTCTTCCAGTTGTCGGGGTATTTCTTTTTCAAGAATATCCCTGTATGCAACATCGTGTTGTCACGGCCACCTTCACCGACACCCATCATCACAATATACTTGATGCATGGTATCAGGCCATCGAACTCCTGCTCCTTGGACTCGAAAGACAACCTGGATAAATCCTCGATGGTGGTCTTCTTTTTATCCACCAAGTCAAGGAACTCTTCCAAAGACAGATCATTGCCTTTGGCGTCCACGGCATATCGCAGTGTGTTCTGATGGTCAAAGTATGGCAGGTTAATAAAGTTGCCAACATCCCCCCGATCAGCAAGGATCTGATCCTGCTTTGGGAAAACCTCGCAGCCCGAGTAACCAAGCACGGCAGAGAACTCTGTCAAGTAGTCACGCATATCCACAGCCCGAACCCAATCCTTCATGAATAGGTAGAGGTGTGCTCCGCCAGACTTGGATCGGCAAACAACAAATGGAATACCTAAACTGTCGCACTTCTTCTGGATCTCGGCATGGTCGATTGGATACTTGTCAATATCAAGAACCCCAAACCGACAAACATTTTTATCTGTAATCGGGATCGAACCCACACCTTTTGTTCCATCTAAATGTTGTGCAATCAACTCCTTGGTTAGCGGCTCTTTGACTATGAAACTTCTTGCTTCTGTCTTTCCGTTACGCCGCTTGGCTCCGACTGTTGTTTGACCGTGTGCCTTGTCTGATCCTTCAAACACAGCCGCAAAGCGGTCAATCAATTCCATTATAAACTCCGTGAGAAAAATGGGGGGAAGCCCCTCTTCCCCCCAAGTGGTTCAATTAGAATGGCACATCATCGTCCGGTGCGGTGGACGCTGGTGCTGGTGCTTCCTCGGCTACTGCCTTGGCCTCGCCTTTCATAATTGACTCACGGAATGATTTGGCTTCATCGAACAAATTCTTGTCCTGAATGAACCCAACCTTTTCAATCTGCCAGTTGTACCAAGTGCCCATGGTGTTGGACTCCTCAGTAGTAGACAGTTTCCACATGGTTGCATACAGGGCAGGCGTGCGCATTTGTCCCTTGCTATCTTTCACCTTCTGCATTGCAATCTGTGTTTTCCAACGGCGACTGACCTTCAACTGTGTGGACTTCATGTCCACGATTGCTGGCTGGGTCAGGCCATCTGCACCCACCAAGATGCAGTAATGCTGGTCAGACTTAACCAATTCATTACCGTTTGGCAGGATCTCTTTGGCACCGTTGCGTGTGGTTTGAGAAAGATCTGGATCAGCAACTTGCCGCTCCCCAACAAATCCACCACCGCTGTCCAACGGAACAAACTCAAGGTACTTCGTTTCCTGGTAGCATGGGATGACAGTGATGCCATCTTCTCCGCCCCAGAACTCCCCAGTCACCGTATTGAAGGCATCGCCCTGTGATGCACCTTTAATAAATGCAGGGTCGCTCTTCTTGATTTGCGGTGACAGTGCTTGAATGACACGAATGAAAGGGATCTGTAACTCCGAAGTATCGTAGTCGATACCCTCTCCAGCCGTAGCCAGAATGTCATCCATCATTGCGGCTGGAAGACCAGCCTCTTCTTTTTTTACGATTTCTGTGCTCATGATTATTTCCTCTTCACATCAGCAGTTCTTGCAACATATGCTCCAAACATATCCAGATCTAAAGGTAGACCTTGTTCCACCCGCTCTTTGACAAACGCCTTGAGCGTCATGGCATGGATATGCGTCTTTTGTTCTGGGTGAAAACCACGCTGTTCGAGGTCATACATGACATCGCCAGCCTGATTGTCT